GGGAAAAACAGATGCTGGAGTAGTAAGAGCATTCCCAACAACAGGAACAACAGATTTAACAAGTTAATATGGAATATTTTTATAAAAAATTAGAAGATGGAATACCAACAGGTAATTTAGAAATTAGAGATAATCTTAAATATATTTATCCTAATATAGATTTAAACAATGCAGAAGATTTAGCTGAAATAGGTTATTGTAAATATCAACACACACCAGAACCTACTGATAATCATAATGCTACAAAAAAATATGTCAGTAGTGATGTTGAAATATCAGATGGTGTTTGGAAAAATACTTGGTCTTTAGAAGATGTTGATTTAACTGCTGAACAAATAGAAAAAAATAACGAAGTCGGATTTAGAATATTAAGAGCAGATAGAGATTTTTATTTAAGAAGAACAGATCATTGGGGATTAGAAGATACACCAGAAATGACCGATGAAATGAAAGCATACAGAGAAGCATTAAGAGATTTACCTTCAAATACTATTGATCCTTGGAATATTGAATGGCCATCTGATCCTACTGATCCAGATGGTACTAAATATTAGTGCAAGTACCCCATAATTATTATTATTATATTAAAGCAATTTCCAAAGAAATTTGTGAAAAGATTGTGGCTATTGGTAGAAATAAAATTCTTAATCCAGGTACTGTTTTAGAACCTGGTGGTAAAAAAATAATAGATAAAAATTTAAGAGATTGTAAAGTAATCTGGATTAATGAGCCTTGGATATACGAGTTATTAAATCCTTATATAAGTGAAGCTAATGAAAAAGCTGGTTGGAATTTTGATATTGATTGGAACCAAGATATGCAATATGCTAGTTATAATAAAGGTCATTATTTTGGATGGCATTCAGATCAAGGAGCAACTGTATATGATACTGATAACAAAAATTTAAAAGGTAAGACTAGAAAAATATCATTAACTTTACAACTTACTGATCCTAATAATTATGAGGGGGGAAATCTTGAGCTTAAATGGTTTGGTAGAAAAGGTGTTGAAAAAATAGAAACTATTAAAGATGGGAGAGAATTAGGAACTATAATTATATTTCCATCTTTTATCTGGCATCGAGTTACACCAATAACAAAAGGTAAAAGAGAAAGTTTAGTTAATTGGTCTATTGGTTATCCTTTTAAATAACGGATTAAATAAAATGTTTACACTAGTTATAAATCTGTTTAAAATGTCGTCCTATGAAAGAAATTCAAGATTTAAAAATAGAAATTACTGAAGTTAAAGGCGACATAAAGCTTGTTAATCAAGAGTTAGATTCAATTAAAAATAATCACCTGACTCATATTCAAAAATCAATCGCAACAATCAATAAAATATTATGGACTGTGGGGATCATGATCTTCGCGGAACTAGTCCTTTTACTAAGACAACTATTATTAGGGTAATACCAACATGGAAGGGGCACCTTATGGTAAGATGGATCGGATTTGTCTTAGCGGTACTAGGAGTCTACCTTCTATCAACGGCTAATCCTAGTATACAGCATTGGGGCTGGCTATTATCTGCAATATCCTGTGCGATATGGGTGTATGCCGGCATAAGGGACAGGGACATCGCACGGACTTGCATGGAAATATGTTATACTTTTCTAGCAATTCGGGGTATAATAAACTGGTGGCCTTAGGAGGAAAATGATATGTGGTTAAATATAGCAGCGAAACTCGTCCCTGGGATCATTAAGACAGGAATGAGTATCGCTTCGAATAGAAGAAAAACTAAAGAATTAGAATCAGTAGCTGAAATGAAGCATGCTGAACGTATGGCTAGTGGTGAACTAGAATATAAGAAAGCAGTAATAACAAATAATCAACAGGGATGGAAAGACGAATTTGTGTTGATTCTTGTGTCTGCTCCAGTGATGCTCTTAATATGGTCTATATTTAGTGACGACCCAGAGATCATGGCTAAAGTAGAAAAGTTTTTTGAACAATTTAATAATATGCCTTTTTGGTATCAGGCATTATTTATTGGTGTCGTATCAGCGATTTACGGATTGAAAGGAGCCGATATAATTAAAAAGAAATAATGGCTAAGGCGCCAAAGTGGGGAGTTAATACCTACGTTAAAAGAACAAAACCACAAATAGGAAGACATAAAAAGCGTATGAACAAACAAGAAAAAAAATCGTATAAGAAATACCGAGGGCAGGGGAAATGAATGAAAAACTCATCACAGCTTTGCTCGCTATACTTCTTGCTTTGGGAGGATGGACACTTTCAAGGACGTTCTCCTTATCAACAGATATGGTTCTCATTAAAGAAAAGGTATCATCAATGGAGGAAAAGATTGATGCGATCAAGGGTAAGAAAAATAAGAAAAAGAAAAAGAAATAAGGGAGGACATCAATGAAAAAATTATGGAAAAAATTTGTTAATTGGTTATTTGATTTTCCTAAGTGACTTATGAAATATTTAATATTAGGTTTATTTTTGTTGACAGCTTGTGCTTTTGAAAATACAAGGCAGTCTGTTGGAGTTACTACAAATCCCTTTAGTACAAAGATGGAAGAAAAAACTAAATTACAATGGAAGATTACTTTTGGAAAGATAAGACCTAAGGAAGATACTGATGACTAAAAAAATAAGTGTGTCTTCTGAGACTGGCGTAAGTATGCCTGTCAAAAATCTGATCTCCATCGTTGGAGCAGTAGCAATCGGAGTGTGGGCATATTTTGGAGTCATTGAAAGAATAAATAAATTAGAATCTGATAATAAGCTAATGCTTAAAGATTTAGAAGGAGCTGTTGAGTTTTCTATTAAGTGGCCAAGAGGAGAGCTCGGCTCTCTGCCCGCGGACTCTGAGCAGTTCCTTTTAATTGAAGATTCCATAAAAGATATAGAAAAAATTCAATCTCAAATGGAGTCTATGATGCATAATAAAGTTAATATTGAGCGTTTACAAAAAGATGTAGACAAGATATTAAATGATTTAGAAAAACTGAAAGATAAAGTGAGGGATAATGGAAACCATAGCTAGTGGAATTATAGTACTTTGCATGTTCTACCAAGGTGGAATTATAGAGCATACTTATATACAGGATCAAAAGATGAGCTCTTGCTTAAAAGCAAAAAGAACAGTTGAGCGTTCAGTTAATCCTGAAAATGTTCGTATGCAATGTGGTAAAGTAGAAGCTATCATAGAGAAAGATGAGTACAGTGATAAGATGAGAATCGTTAAAATTCTTAAAGATAAGTATGATTCATCAGGCTATACAAAATAATCTGAAGCAAAAAATTAAAATTCTATTAATCACTTATTTTACGTGTTATTTCGTAATTTCTTGTGTTATAAGTAAGGTATCATGAACGTTAGACAAAAAACAGATCACATCGTTATTCATTGTGCTGATACGCCAGACGACAGAGATGTTGATATGGCTACTATTAAGAAGTGGCATGTTGAAGAACGAGGATGGAGTGATATAGGTTATCATTTTGTTATTAGAAGAAATGGTTTAGTTGAAGCTGGAAGAGATATTAAATTATCAGGAGCGCATGCTAAAGCAGTTAATGGAACATCTGTCGGGATTTGTCTTGTCGGTAAAGAAAATTTTGATCAAAGACAATTTGATGCTTTAAGAGATACTGTTCAAATGCTTTTAAAATTATATCCTGAATCTAAAGTGATTGGTCATTGTGATGTTGAACCTAAGAAACCTTATTGTCCTGGATTTGATGTAGTTAAATGGTTTAACGAAGCCATTCCTTCCATTGATCGCCCATAACTTGAGTCGCGATATCTTTCTTACTTTTTAAAGACTTAATAATTAAGTTATCAACTGTTTTTAAAGTCGTTATATCTATATAGTTCACATTTTTTTTCTGCCCTATTCTATGACAACGGTCCTCGGACTGTAATCGATGCTCTAGATTATAACTATTGCTATAATAAATTACTGTATTAGCCGCTTGTAGGTTTAAACCAAAGCCCCCTGTAGCAGGGTTCGCAACAAAAAATTTCGCATTCCCCTTGGTAAATGCTATAATATTAGCCTTTCTTTCTTTGTCATCTGTATCTCCCCAGTACTCTACAACCTTATCTGCGCCGTACTTTTCTTTTAATTCTTTAGCAATCCTAAGAAGATCAGCCCGATAACAAGCCCATATAATACATTTATTATCGACCTCTTCTGTAAGTTCT